CATAGTGGACCAAAATACCGCGCTCGTCATATACGGATTAGGTCTATCATGTAAGACCTTATATAACGGGTGATATCTCGCATTAACTACGCCGTTACGGTCGTTATACTGTAATAACTTAAGCGGTAATTTACCGATCGACTCGCTCAGCACTTTAAGACAAGCGAAATAGGTCGCCTCGGAAAGATTATCCTCTTTCACATCGGACAAACCTAAAAAGTCGAGTAAGTTATTCATTTCTACGGTTGTCCTCGAGGTCGATTTATTAAACAATATCGAGAACGCCGTTTTTAATCTGTTAGGAAATGTCGCTCGCATTTCTACCCTCCTTATTCCTCTTTGATTTTCCAACCCATAGCCTCGAGATACTTGTCTAGCTCGGATTCTACGTTAACGATTGGTTTCGTCTTATGCTTAAGCATTATCGCGTGAGCGTCGATACAAGCGTCTACGGGATCGATTCGCTTAAAGCGTTGACCTGGCTTTTTATCGACCTTAATCTCGTCGAAAGAATTTCGAACGATTGACGCATTGACGAAACTCCAGGTTAATAACTCGTTATTCCGGTTATATTCGATATTTTCGCTCTTAGTTAAAAGCTGAATATCGACCGTAGCGTCGTTAAGGCTTTTACATGATTGGACTATAATTACTACCGGACAACCGAACGCCTCCAGGTCGGAGAGTATTCCGTCCGCGTTATGAGGATCGATTCCAATTCCGAGAAACTCGAGATCGTATTCCTCTTTTAATTTCTGTAAATGGGAGACTATGAATTTATAGTCATTTTTGAAATCCCCGGAACCGCCGGTAACGGTTATTAATTCCATAGCCTCCCACAAATCATACGGCGCGAGGTCGGTCTCGATATGTTCCTCGAGTCGTCCTCTCGGCATGAACGAGTGAGAATAAAAGTAATACTTATCGTTGTCCTCCGGAAACTCGAGAGCGATAGTCGTTAAGTCTCCGCCGGAGGATAAGTCTAAGCCCACCCAACATTTACGACCGGTAAAGTCTTTAAGCGTCCGGTCGGATCCGCATTTCTGCCACTTCTCCGAGTTAATAAATTGATCGTCCGTATTCTCAACCCACATATTAAGCGACTTAGTAAGGAAGTCTCGGAGATCCGCTCCTCCCATATCCCTAGCCGTTTGCGCGTCGGTCTTAAGTACCTCGAATTTTTCGGGATCTTGACATAAAAACGGATTAGCTTTAACCCAATTATCCGGATTCCATATATCATCATTCGGATCCAAACAATAAATATCGATAAAAAAATCCTCAGCGGTGGAAAGTCCGCGGAGGATTCGTATACAATAATCGTCCATTTCTTTACAAAAACTATTCAACTTATCGCCTCGAGTGGTAATCATAGAGACCAACGTCTCCGGTAATGCTCGGGTACCGTTATAAATAGCCTTGTAAATCTTATTGTCTTTATGCTGATGTAACTCGTCAATCGAGGAGTAAATCGACCGGAAACCGTCGTCGAGTCCGGATTCCCTGGATAAAGCCTCGATCGTACAAAACGTCTCGAGAGCCTCGATAACTGATTTATAATCTTTAACGTCGAAATACTCGTTAAGGTCGGGATCGATAGTAATAAATTTACTCATTTCCTCCCAGGCTAGACGAGCTTGTCTTTTTTTCGTCGCTACTGTAAATAGCTTACCGTATGAGTACCCACCGAAACCGGCGATATAAGTACCCATAATACCATTTTCGAAAGTCTTTCCGTTTTGTCGAGCGATAGATTTATAACGCCGACGAAATCGCCTTTTATTATTCGATACCTTATACCAACCAAACGTACAACCTAAATCGAACGCCTGGGAGTCTATCAATCTAACCGGTTTAGGACTATCGCCCTCGGCAACGGTTAGCGTCTCGGCGTAATTGATAATCTCGAGAGCCTTGTCCAGATCGTAATAGTAAGGGAAATCTTTCGTCCGTTGTTTTTTAAGGTCGTTCAAATGTCGTTGACACGCGAGCCGATGTAACTCGCCGGCTACGACTTTCCCGGTTACGACCTTATGAGCGTACTCGGTAACCCGATCATAAATCGGAGCGTAACCGTTAGCCATTTACCGCCGTCCGCTTTTCGAATTTCGAGAATTTATTCTCTTTTTGAGGAGGCTCTTTAGTCGCCGGGACGACTAGCTTACATCGACTCGAGATCGATAATCCCAAATCGTTAGCACTTGATCGGCATTGTTTGAAATATCGCTCATGGATCTTACTCCAGGAGTCAAACAAGACCGGACTATTTTTAACCTCCGTTTTTCGCATTTGCTTAACCGCGTTTATATAAAAATCCTTAGCGACTATGTAACGAGCGAGAGCGTCTACGTCCGTCTCTCCCATGATCTTAAGTCGCTTAAGCTGATCCGCGAGCTTATCAAATTCCTTTTTTTGCTTTTGAGTTAGATAACTAGGAGCGGTAATACCCTCGGTAATCGGCTTAACCTCGCTATCGAGTCGCTCTTGTATTTCCGCTTTTGTTAAATTTTTTTTACCCTTAGCGATAACCAACTCGATCGGTTGTCTCTGACCGCTCATAATTAAAACCTCCTCTTTTTAATTACATAAATTATAAATTCATAGACTATAACCCGTGAATTAGGAATTAAACGTCACGGATTTATATGCTTTAGTTAAAGGATCGTAGAAAGCTACTAAAAATTCGACGGCATATCTCAAATAGTATGAGCCAACCAATGTTTTTTCGCTAGGTTTGAATAAACCCGAATAACGTGGTATAAATATCTCCGTTGCGTCCTCCAAAACGATTGTTATACCACTAGAGCCAGTACCGAAAAAACCTACTCCCAAATCGCTTATGTTGATTGTTCCCACTAACGTATCTCTATGTCGATAATATAAATCTAAACTATCATTTAACGCCCCTATCTCAGTAGCGCAATTAGTAGCCTCCCACTTAGTAGGGTCGAAATCCTCGGCGGTCTCAATCGGAGTAATACATTTATATAACGTGTTATTCCGGATACAATAATCGCCGACCGCGTACGTCTTAGTATTGTCGTACATATCCGAGACGAGGTTATTCGTGATTAAACTATCTTTTAACGGCTTTCCGTCCGTACCGAATACCTCGTTAACCGTAGTAATCGGACATTCATACTCTCCGTTTTCATTTTTTAATTGAATTGGTTTATATTCCATTGATTTACTCCTTTCCCGGAATATTACTATCGATTAACTCAATATTAAAGTACTATCGATTCTGATATATCTAAGAGTTATTTCCGTACCCTCAGCGGTATATATTTCGTTATTATGCGCGTTTAATCTTATTTGAGCTTGTGTATTATACGCCCAACCCCCATAATTTACCGCGAAAAAATCCGTACTTATCATATTCACGTCGTTAAGTGTGAACGATACGGGTAAACTCATATCCGTTACATTTAGTAAGATATGAAATACTAGAGTTTTACCTATTTTATAAATAGCACCGGTTATAGTACAGTTAGTAGTACTAGCGATTGTTACTAATTGAGGTGTCAAATCGTCGTTTACGGTATTTAATCCCTCTTGTAAAACGCGTCCCTGGTTAGCGGATAGAGCCTTACTCGTTTCCGTGCTATCCATTGAGTCTACGATATCGGTATCGTATAACTGATTCGGGAAATCCTCTATCTCCGTAGTCGTTGACTCCTCAGCGTACACGATATTAGTCGGTCTATTCCCGATATCGTCCCAGGTTGTACCGGCGACGATTCCCTCCGGAATTTGATCGAGCGGGATTTTACCGTCCTCGTCGAGATCCGCTTTACTCTTACTCATTTCGTCGAGTGCCGTTTGTGTAGCCGTAGAAATCGGCTTATCCAAATCCGCGGTATTATCCACCTGGTCGAGACCGACGTCCTCTTTAGTTACGCCGTGAGGATTTCCGCTCGTTTGTTGACTATGCTCGTAGGCGATTTTACCGTGATCTCCTCGGTGTGCCGTTGCTGAGGTCTCACCGAGAGCAAGGTCGGAGGCAATCTTAACATAACCGGAGCCTCCCCAACGATACGAGAGATTAGTCGTAGTCGCGACGTAGATCTTACCGCTCTCGCCGGTCTCCGGAAAATCTTCCAATGTATCAAACTCGAGTACGTCGTCGACGTAGCTCGGTAACTGACTAGATAACACGATTCCGTTTTCGTCCAACTCCGCCGGCGTGTAACCGAGTCCGTCCGTTACATTCTTAAAAGTAAGCTCCGACCGGATAGTTTCACTCGATACCGAGTCGAACGCCTGGAGTAATTGCTCGTAAATATCCGGAGTCGGATCCGGGATAATGAGATCCTCCGTAATCGCTCCTCGTAAAATTCGATAAGTAAGTATCTCCGAGGTTAATATCTCCTCGCCCTTAGCACCGAATACGCCGATATAAACGATCCCAGGTTTAGCGAGGACCTCTTTCGGAATGACGCAAGTATTATCCGAGTCGAGTAGTTGTTGATATACCTCGCTCGGAGATTGATAAAAGATCGCCGTCTTAGTATAATCCGTCCACTTTTGACAAAAATCGAAATGTATGGTATCGACGTTAACGTCTCCGGAGTAAATATCCGGAGTATTGAGAAATTGTAAGTTTTGGTCTACGCATTTTACAGATATTTCGCTCATATCTAGCCTCCTCTTAGCCTTAAATTTTTTAGTAGGGAGTTTTTGCTACGATGTAC